ATTGCTGTACTTGATAGCAAAATTGTGTTCAAGAATAGAAACAAAGTTTCAGTAATGAAACAAACTTTGGATAATACATCTGCACTTGATAGTGATATGGATAAACTTCTAGGAATTAACATCCTGTCTCTAACAAAAGAAATGGTTATTAAGTTAAAAGAAAATATCCAAGAAGCAAAAGGCAACTTGAGTTACTGGAAAAAGACTTCACCTAAGGAACAGTTTATAGAAGACCTAAGCAACATGTAACTTGCTTTCTACTTACTGTTTCAACTAGACCGCTTTTGGCGGTCTTTTTTTGTCCGTATAAATATAACAGTATGACAGAGCGTTATGGGGCGTGACGCTTAATATAGACCACCCTCTGAAGTCGGTTATAGTCTGTCGTACTCTCTATATAAATAGTATTGGATAAACACATTGAGGCAAATATGATTACTAATTATTTACAGCCTACATCGTTCTCCCTGGTAATACAACGTATTCCGAATGTTGAGTTTTTTACTCAAATGGTAAATATACCTGGGCTGAATACTGGCACAACTGAAACACTTACACCTTTAAATACCTTATATACTCCTAAGACAGGTCTTAATTATGCCGACTTGGATGTTACATTTGTAATAGATGAGAACATGAAAAATTATAAGGAAATTTATTACTGGATAGAACAAAACGCATTGCCCCAAAATCAAACTGCATATAATGCTGAACTATCAACTTCTGACATTAGCATTATATTAAACAGTAGTGCTAAAAATCCAAATCAAAAGTTTACGTTCATTGATTGTTTTCCTACTGATCTATCTGCAATTAACTTGGACATTAAAAACCAAGACGTAATATACCCAGAAGTAACTGCAACATTCAAATATACATATTTTAATATTGAAGATGTAGATTGACAGCTATATTATATGTGATATAATTATATTATTGAAATGAAATGAGGTTTGAAATGAGTACTGACGATATAAGTGAAGTATGGGCAAAAGACTCCCAAATAGATGAAACAAATCTTGTAGGTGAATCCAAGAAAATCCCTGCACTCCATAGTAAGTATTATAATATGTACTATAAAGAAGTATTGAGAGTAAAAAAATTACGATTTGATTATAAAGAACTAGAACGAATGAAGTTCGAATATTACACTGGATCACTAGATGAAGAAACTATGCGGGAAAGAGGCTGGAAGCCATTCCAACTCAAAGTTCTTCGGTCTGACTTAGATAAATATCTACAATCGGACAAGGATGTTATTCAATTAAGCCTTAAAATGGATTATCATAAGGCTAGAGCAGATTTTCTGGAAGATATTATTAAAACTATTCATAGTAGAAATTTTATCATTAAGAATATGATAGATGTGCTGAAATTCCAGGCAGGAGAATATTAAAATATTATGAGTGATGTGGTGAATGTTGAATATATGGATTCTGTCTACATGAAAGTAACGGCTGATGCTTCTACTCGCCATGAAATCTCAGAGTTCTTCTCATTCAAACCCGAAGGATATCAATTTCATCCTAGTTACAAAGCAAGGTATTGGGATGGTGTGATCCGACTTTATAATCCGATGAGGCCTGTCCTATATGTAGGTCTACTTGAAAAATTAAAGCAATTCTGTGAGGTAAGAGATTACGAACTCAGAATGGATACACAATTCCAAGAAACAGAATGTGAATCCGACTACGGCTATGAACTTGCAAAAGAAATAAAGTGTAAATTCGAGCCAAGAGATTACCAGAATGATTATGTTGTAAACGCAATAAGAAAAAAGAGATCATTGTCGGTCTCTCCCACATCGTCTGGTAAGTCACTCATAATATATCTTATACAGCAACACTACTACAATGCATATAACCATCGCACTCTTATAATCGTACCTACGATCGGCCTAGTACACCAGATGAAAGGTGACTTCATTGATTACGGTTGTGATCCCGATATTATCTATACTATTCAAGGTGGGGTAGATAAAAATACCTCAGCACCCATTGTTATATCCACGTGGCAATCTCTAATAAAGCTAGATAAAGAATGGTTCGACCAATTCAGAGTTGTCTTGGGTGATGAAGCTCATTTGTTCCAAGCAAAATCCCTCACCAAAATTATGGAAAAACTTACTGATTGTGATTACAGACATGGCTTTACCGGTACTTTAAAATCCTCGGAGTCAAAAACACACAGAATGGTTTTGGAAGGATCATTTGGACCAGTAGTCAAATTTGTAAGTACTAAAGATCTTATGGATGAGGGAACGATTGCTGACTTTAATGTAAAGGCAATTATCCTATCACACAATAAAGAAGCTAGAAAAGTTTTCAAAGACGCCATAAATAAGGTTGATACGGTTAAAAAATATCCTGCCGAACGGGAATTTATTGTAAATCATCCAAAAAGAAATATGTTTATACGAAATCTTCTATGGTCGCTAGAGGGTCAAAACAATCTTGTACTATTTGATCTGGTAGAGAAACACGGGAAGATACTTGAACCTTTGCTACAAAAAGAAGATAGGCAGTTACATTTTATATACGGAGGAACCTCTGGTGATGATAGGGAAAGAATTAGACACTTGATTGAAAATGATCCTATCAAACAGCATGATATCCTTGCATCCTATGGTGTATTCTCTACTGGAGTGAACTTGAAGAAACTTGACAATGTAATCTTTGCATCTGGATCCAAATCAGAGATCAAAGTGCTTCAGTCAATAGGTAGGACTCTAAGGAAGGGTAATGATGCCGATAAGGCAACCTTATACGATATTACCGATGACCTTTCAAACGGATCGTTTGAAAATTACACGCTCAAACATTTCAGAAAAAGAATCAATATCTACTCTGAGGAGCAATTCAAGTTCAAGATATACACAGTAGAAATATAATGGTGTATTAAGAACCGATAGTTCTATTATAACCGTTCTTGAGCACTTGTCAACCCCTAAAATGAAAAAAATTCAATAAAAATAATGGTTGACTTATATGCAAAGATGGTGTACTATTAATATAACTTAACAATAATTGGAGAAACATATCACATGGCTCGACGTAAGAAGAAAAATTATGTAAACAACGGTGACTTACTAGATGCACTGATTGTTTACCGTAAATTGTGCCATGAGGCAGAAGACGCTGGAGAGGAACGACCTAAGGTTCCTGACTACATTGGTAACTGCATATATCAGATTGCTACTAGACTGGCAACAAAACCCAATTTCTCTGGATACTCATACAAGGATGATATGATCTCTGATGGCATTGAAAATTGTCTTAGATATATTCTTAACTTTGATCCTGAAAAATCTCAGAATCCATTCGCATATTTTACTCAAATTATTTGGTATGCTTTTCTCCGTAGGATTCAAAATGAAAAGAAACAAATGTATATTAGGTTCAAGTCATCACAGCATATGATGACGGAAGCATCTGTACATGACTCAAATGATACAGCAATACATATGAATGCTCCACCCGACTATATCAACGATTTCATTGAGGATTATGAAGACAAGATTAAAACTAAAAAAACTACTACTAAGCAAGGAGATTAACTTGAAAATTTTGATTTTTGGCTTACCTGGAAGTGGCAAAAGTACATTAGCAAAACCTTTTGCTGATCTACTAGGCGGTGTCCATATTAATGCAGACGAGGTACGCACGAGGTATGACGACTGGGACTTTACGCCAGAAGGTAGAATGAGACAAGCTGCAAGAATGAAACATCTTTCGGACGGGGCAGTAATGGCAGGTAAAATTGCTGTAGCAGATTTTGTTTGTCCTACTGAAGCTGCACGACTTGAGTTTGATCCTGACTTTAGCGTTTGGATGGATACGATTGATGAAGGACGATTTGAGGATACTAATAAAATGTTCGAGAATCCCATCATGTGTGATTATCATGTTAAAGGATGGTTTACCGATACACACCAACAACTATTACCTGTTGTAAAAACATGGATGGAACGTAATGATTAAACACGCACCCATTTTCGATACCGAAAGAGTTGAAAAACTATACAGTAAGAAAGACGGTGTTGATATTACTTACGTATGTAGTACTGATCTTGATGCGAGTGATGTACCTATGGATATTTTCTATAGAGATACTCCGCATCCTGAGTTTGGCAACAAATACTTCGGTCTCTTTCGTAATCCAGATCCAGCATCAGACGGACATCTAATGATTACGAATGCCGATAAGGTTGAGGATTTTGAGTTTGGAATGATACAAGACAAAGATGGTAATTATTGGTATAGCCAATCACATCACGACTGCCTGTTTGTTGACGGCAAAATGATTGATGGTGGTCGCCGATATATTCGTCACAGCGGTGAAGCAGAATTATGGAAAGTAAAGAACGGTAAAATGGTAAGAACTGTTTATTCAAAGGAAAATGAGGTAGCATAGAATGAGTGAAGGGGTAACAAGAAAACGACATTTAGCTAAAGCAGTAACATGGAGGATAATTGCAAGCATAACGACTGCAATAATTGCATTGTTATTTGGTTTACCGCCGCAAGCAGTAGGTGGTATTTTTGTTGCAGACTTGATTATCAAGTTTATTTTGTATTATGGCCATGAAAGATTGTGGTATAGGTATATTACATTTGGAGTTAAAAAATGAGAAATGAAAAAGTTTATTATGAAAAAACTGCCACATTAATTAGTACTCGAACAGATATTGCTGTTGATGCTGAAGCAGATAATATACGAATGGGTGAATCATTTGATGCCTATGTTGCAGGCAATAAAATAAAAATGAAATGGAATGGTAAAATTTTTGTAGGTAATGCTCTAGGCATGGAAATGACTTCTTCAGGTCCTAAAGCACTTCCGGTAACAAGGAGATTCTAATGTTTGATTATAAAAAGCCGACAGTGCAGATGTTAGGACGTTGGCAGCCATGGCATGACGGACATACAGCGTTGTTCAAAAAATGTGTTGACATTACCGGACAAGTTGTTATAATGGTAAGAGATGTAGGTGGGATTGTAGGAAATGATGCTGGTGCAGGACGTACTGCTAAACAAGATGACAATCCTTTTGGCATGATTGATGTTATTGAAAATATTGAAAAAGGATTACTTCCTCATGGATATGAAAACGGCAGGGAATATCTTATTTTGGAAGTACCAAACATTGTCGACATAAGCTATGGTAGGGGTGTTGGCTATACATTTACAGAGCATGATCTTGGTGCTGAGACCCATAGCATTTCTGCTACCAAAATTAGAGCAAAGATGAGACAAGAGGGTAAACTTTGAAAATTGCAATTGTAACAGATATGCATATTGGTGTCAGAGGGGATAGTAATATCTTTCAGAACCACCAAGAAAAATTCTTTATGGAAGTGTTTTTTCCATATCTGGATGAGCATGGTATTGATACCGTATTTGATTTGGGTGATACATTTGATAGGCGCAAGTTTATTAATTATGTTTCATTACAGCGTGGCAAGAAATACTTTTTTGACCAACTAGCCAAAAGAAATATCAATTATCATGCTCTAGTTGGTAATCATACTACATATTATACCAATACCAACGAAGTCAATTCAATGAATTTGCTACTTAGAGAATACGATAATTTTCACATATACGAGCATTCTCCTGAGGAAATAACTTTTGGGTCTACCAAATTCTTAATGCTGCCATGGATTTCAAAAGCAAATGCCGAAGAGTGCATGAAGGCTGTACAGGAATCTACTGCACACGTATTAATGGGCCATCTTGAAGTTCAAGGCTTTGAAATGATGAAAGGTCAATTGTGCACACATGGTATGAATATGGATGTGTTTAAAGGATTTGAATCTGTATATTCAGGTCATTTTCACCACCCGTCCAGATATAAAAATATCGAGTATCTAGGCGCCCCATATGAGATGACCTGGTCCGATTATCAAGGCAAGCGAGGGTTTAATGTGTTTGATACAGAAACACGTGAAGTTACTCGTGTACTAAATCCAAATTACATTTTCTATAAATTAGACTATGACGATACGGATATGACTATTGATGATATTGCAAATCTCGATGTTTCCATGCTAAAAGACACCTATATTAAGGTCGTGGTAAAGAATAGAACTAACCCCTATATTTACGATATGTTTATGAGCAGATTATCAGACTCTGGCGCAGCCGATGTGAAGGCAATAGATGATGCTCTTAATCTTGAAGCAGCAGGGGTCGACGAGATTTTGGATGAAACCAAGGACACAAAGGATATTCTTCACGACTATATTGACTCACTTGAAACCACCATTGAGAAACCTAAAATTAAGAAATTAATTGATGATCTCTATATAGAGGCTTTGAATATTTAATGCGCATACACTTCAAAAGAATTAGATATAAAAACACATTATCTACAGGAAATTCATTTACTACCATAGACTTGGACCGTAAACCAACAACATTGGTAAGCGGTTCAAATGGTTCTGGCAAATCAACCATGCTGGATGCAATTGTTTATGGACTTTATGGTAAACCTTTCCGCAAGATTAATAAACCACAGCTTGTAAACAGTATTAATAAGAAAGATCAACTCGTTGAGATTGATTTCTCTGTCGGTGGCAATAATTATAAAATTAAGCGTGGCATGTATCCTTCCGTATTTGAAATATGGAAAGACGGGGAATTAATTAATCAGGACTCTGCAAAACGAGATTATCAGGGTTACTTAGAGACAAATATTCTTGGGATTAACTACAAATCTTTTAATCAGATTGTTATTTTAGGTTCTGCTACTTATGTGCCTTTTATGGAATTATCTGTAGGCCAACGAAGAGATATTATTGAGGACTTATTAGACATTCAGGTATTCAGTACCATGAACCTATTAGTTAAAGATAAAATCAGTGATAATAAAACCACGATCTCTGAAAATGGCTATGAAATTGATATCGTACAAGCCAAAATAGAGTCTGCCGAGCAATCCGCAAAAGATATCCGTGTTATAAGAGAGGCAGAAGTTACCAAAATAAAGGAGAAGATGGGTGAGCATATATCGAACATCGAAATGGAAAAAGACAAGATCGAAAGTATCGAAGGTAAGGTCTCCTCGCTCATTGAAACCACGTCCGATAAACAAAGTGTCCAAAATAAGAACGAAAAGGCCAAGGCGTTAAAACGTGATCTTGAAAATACTCTAAACGCACATAAAAAGGAACTTAGTTTTTACCACGACCATGATAATTGCCCGACATGTAAACAAGGAATTGACCATGAATTTAAAGAAAAAATCATTACGGAAAAAGGCCAAAAGTCTGGAGAAGTTGAAGAAGGTATCAAAGATTTATCTGAAAAGCTCGAGGGATATCAAGTAAGACTAGATGAAATTTCAAAGGTTGACGATGATATCCGTGATCAGTCACTGATGATACAAGAACACAAAGCACATATTCGTCTGGCTAAAAATGCATTAAAAGAGTTCAAAACAGAACTTGAAAAGGCAGAAATGGATGTTGATGAAGTAGATACTTCTAAGTTAGAAAAGTTCAAGGGAGATTTAAAATCTTACCAAGAAGATCGCCAAGAATTATTTAATCAAAAAGATGTTCTAGGTGTTGTCTCTGCTATACTAAAAGATGGTGGCATTAAGGCTAAAATTATTCGGCAATACATTCCAGTAATGAATAAGCTCATTAATAAGTATCTTGCAGCATTTGATCTGTTTGTTGACTTTCAACTTGACGAAAACTTCAATGAAGTAATTAAGTCTAGATTCCGTGACACATTCTCATATGCTTCGTTTTCCGAGGGTGAAAAGTTGCGTATTACTTTGTCCATAATGTTGTCTTGGAGGGCGGTTGCAAAACTTCGCAATTCGGTTTCAACTAATTTACTTATACTAGATGAAACACTCGATGGTGCAATGGATAATGTTGGAGTAGAAAATCTAATCGAGACATTGCACAACTTAAATACCGACGATAATATATTTGTCATCTCCCATAGAGGTGATCAGTTTGCAGAGAAATTTACTTCTCACATAAAATTCCATAAGATAAAAAACTTTAGTGAGATTGCAGCTTGAATGGAGATAAGTATGGATAACCTAATATCGTTTGATAAGAATGATTTAAAACGAAATTATATTAAAGACGACCCTGTCAGGCCACATCTTGATTTTGAGTGGCGGCTTACAAATGGCAGGCAGGTTTTTGGTTTAGAAACAGAATATGGTGCTATGAGATCTGTAGTCTGTGTTGCATATACTAACGGTATTGGGATTGTCGAGGAAGACTTAAATAATACAGAAGATCCAGATACTGCTATGTTCTATACGGTTTGGAGTTACGATAAAGGTGCTGGCAGAGATATTATCTTTTCAACCGCTGAATACATTAAAAGAAATTATCCACACATCAAAAGATTTGTTACCCTCAGTCCTTTAACCGAAATGGCTGAAAAGTTTCATCTACGCAACGGGGCAAAGTTACTAAGAAAAGGTAAAACCTGCCAAAATTTTGAATATACACTTTGAGGAGGAATATAAATGTTACATTCTATAGAAGATCTTATTAGACGGATTGAAGCTATGAAAGACAAAGCAATAATGCTTCATAGAGTACGTAATGAATATAGTGAACTCTCCTTAAAAGAATATGACAAACATGCATGCAAAGAGCTTATTGCTGACATACAGGCAATGGCGTTGAGTATTGCTGAAGATAAACAAGGTGACGAAATAATTACGGAAATGGATTCTTGGAAAGAAAAAGGTTGACATTACCAGCAAAGTATTATATTATGGTTATATCATTCAAAAAAGGACTCACATGTCTAAATTCTATACTTCTGTTGAACGCTGGGGCAATAACATCCTTCACCGTGGCTATCAAAATGGCAAACGGTTCTCCCATAGGGTGCCTTTCAAGCCAACATTATATTTAAATACGAGAAAGCCAGGCGGTGAATACCGGTCACTAATTGGCAACAAAGAACTTCACCCCAAACGATTTGACTCTATGTCTGATGCAAAGCAATTTGTTGAGGAATACAAAGGCATTTCCAATATGGGAATATACGGTTCTACTAATTACGTAACCCAATTTATTCAGGAAACGTATCCCGGTACCATCGAATTTGACATAAAGCACATTAACATCTGTTCGTTTGATATTGAGGTTGACATCAGTGACGGCTATGCCGATATTGATACTGCCGATAAGGAAATTACTTCCATTGCATATAAATCGTCCAAGTCAAATACCTACCATTTGCTCGGTCGAAAAGACTTTGATAAAAGTAAAACAATTACCGGTATTCCCCAAGACGACATTCAGTTTATGAAATTTGATACCGAAGAGGCATTGCTTCGTCGGTTCATTGATATTTGGAAATATGATTACCCAGATATCGTTACTGGCTGGAACGTTGAATACTTTGACATCATGTATATTGTTACCAGAATTATTAGGTTATTTGGTGAGGAACGTGCAAAGGATTTGTCTCCGAATCGTTCAATCAAAAAGAACAGTAGAACATTTTTCGGCAAAGAACAATCGACATATTCACTCAGTGGTTTGGCCGTAATTGACTATATGGATGCCTTTAAAAAGTTTGGTTACAAATATGGACCTCAGGAATCATACAAACTCGACCATATTGCCAGTGTTGTTCTTGGCGAAAAGAAATTGGATTATTCTGAATACGGAAACCTTACCGAATTGTACGAACGTAATCCTCAACTCTATCTGGATTATAACCTTAAGGATACCCAATTGATCCAAAGGTTAGAGGATGAAGCCGGACTCTTATCTTTGGTATTAACTGTTGCGTATGGCGGTGGTGGTAATTATCATTCAGCATTTGGCACCGTTGGTATCTGGGAGGATACTATTTACCGACGGCTCCTCGCAGATAAAATTGTTCCTGATATTAAAGGTGGCCCTGGTGAACGGGTAGAAGATCTTGTCGGTGGCTTTGTAAAGGATCCGGATGTTGGTTTGCATCCTTGGGTTGTCTCGTTTGATTTGAACTCACTGTATCCCCATCTCATGCTTCAATATAATATGTCACCTGAAACCTATGTTGATGATCGCAGAGAGTATGTTTCTCAGGATATGGTAATTGATGAAAAATTCCAAAACGATGACCCATCGGTGTCTGTTTGTGCAAATGGTGTTTGTTTTGATAATGAAAAAGTTGGTATTATTCCTGGCATTATTGATGAATATTATGGTAACCGAAAAATAATCAAACAGAATATGTTACGGGTCGAACAAGACTTAGAAAATGCTACTGACCCCCAGTCAAAGGCGGAACTGAAACGAGAGGCGACTCAATTACATAACCAGCAAATGGCTATCAAAATTGCTATGAACAGTCTTTATGGTGCCACCGCAAACATATATTTTCTTTACTATATTAATGCTATGGCCGAGGCAATTACGACATCTGGACAACTGTCTATTCGGTGGGCACAAAAATCCGTCAATGAGTACATGAACAAATTACTTAAGACTACTGATGTTGATTATATTGCTTATATCGACACAGACTCTATATATGTTCATTTTGGCCCATTAATTGAACAGGTCTTTGGAACCACTGACATACCTCGAGAAAAGGGTGAAAAGTTCTTGGATGAGGTTTGCGGAACCAAAATTGAAAAAATACTTGATGATGGCTATGAGGCATTGGCAACTCGTATGGGTGCCTACCGACAGGCAATGTTTATGAAACGTGAAAAGATTACGGACAAATCCTTGTTTGTTGCCAAGAAGCGCTACATTATGAATACACTAAATTCCGAAGGTGTGCATTATGAAACGCCAAAAATTGCTGTTACAGGACTTGAATCGGTTCGCTCATCTACTCCAGAAATATGTCGTGACAAAATGAAAGAAACCTTTGCCGTTATTATGAATGGTTCCGAAGAGGAAACCCAAGCGTTTATTGCCAAATTCCGCTCGGAGTTTAAATCCTACGGCCCAGAAGATATTGGTAAGACTTCTGGCACTGACAACATTTCTAAATATGAGGATCGTGGTTCCTTGTATCGTAAAGGCACACCTATTCACGTCCGCGGTGCCATACTCTATAACCATTTTCTTAAACAGAATAAACTCGATAAGCGCTATGAAACAGTCAGTGGTGGTGACAAGGTAAAATTTGTATATCTTAAATTGCCAAATCCTCTGCGAGAAAATACAATATCTTTCCCAGGTGTCTTGCCGAAGGAACTTGGCTTGCACGAATACATTGACTATGACACCCAGTTTGAAAAGGTTTTCCTCAGCCCAATCGAGCATATTCTAGACGCATTAAACTGGACTTCCGAAAAGGTAAGTACACTAGAGGATTTCTTTTCCTAAAGGAGAAAAAAATGGAAATAGATCAAAAAAGGCTTGGTAAACAAGCAAGGCTTTCATCTATAAAAAGTCAACTTGACTTTGTAAATTACACAATAGAGACGATGAGCAAGTCACCCCAGACAATGATAGAAGATGGAGTAAAAGCAAATAAAGAATATAAACTAACTTTGGAAAAGGCCTACAATGATTTGAAGGCAGAAATTGATTTGGAAAATGAGGTACCAGAAGATGATCCAGGACAAGATTAAACAAGAAGCGCTTATTATTACAATGGAAGAATGTGCAGAATTGACTGTAGAAGCATCAAAGCTTGTAAGATTTGGCTCAGAAAGCTCAGAATACGTCCATAAGCTAGAGGTAGAAGTAGGAGATCTTATGTGCATGGTAGATCTTTTGGCACAATATGGACTCATTGATTTGGAAGAAGTAATGTATCATAAGGCCGCCAAACGTGAAAAATTGAAACAGTGGTCGGATCTCGTCGACCTATAAAAAAAATTAAAAAAATTAAAAAAATGTGTTGACATTGATGCAAAATTGTGTTATTATAATATTATAAATTATGAAAAAGGTGAAACATGTTTTCTACTAATGAATCCATACCCATGGCATTTTGGGACACTCTTGGCCAATATGTTTATGGTTACATGGAGCATGGTAAATTTGTCTATATCGGCAAAGGGAATAGAGACCGTGCCTTATCTCATACTAAAACTAAGGGCTATGATGTTGCTAATTTAGTAATTATAGCTCGTAATCTGGAACGATTTTCTACTGATAAAGATGATATTCAATCTTTTATACTCGAATCGTTTTTAATTTCGTCAAATGAACCACGTGATAACTCAGTATCGGGACACTATAAGGAGTGCTTTGTAATGGCTAAATGGTCAGAACTTTTTAATGAATATAACGACTCTTTGCATGATAACTTTTCTGCACTGCCAGAATGGTATACGCAAAACTACGAATTGCTTGCAGGGAAAATTTCACAAACTATTGTAAAATCAGACAGTTTTACCATTTACTTTACTACTGGTGGTAAACAGATTATGCCATGGTTATCTACCAACAACGATGACAGTGTAAAGTTTCTCAGATTTGACATTCAGCACAATGACCCTGAAAAGCAAAAAATACTTGTTGGCAAGCTAAAACAGTTTCTGACACAACTAGGATATGAAATTACACTCGAAGGTAAGAAGACTTACGAAGTCACCTCTTCGGTTGATATTGATCAGGCCTTAGAGATCGTAAATTCATTCTTTTCATAAGCGTCTAAATAAAAGGGAACGATGATGATTGAGGTTATCGGTATATTTCGTAACAAAACAATTGCTAAAGCGTTTGATTGTTTTCTTGATGCAGGCGAATATCGCGATATGCTTGATGCACATTATCCTTTAAAAATAGTATGGAGAGAGCTATGAAAGAATACAATAATGACACATCTGCAGAATATGATGATATGGTGGGATATGTGTCCGAAGAAAATTTACCATCCAATTTAGGTGATTTTCTAGGTATTAAAGATAACAACCCACCAAAGGTAAAGCCAAAACCTCGTGACTCAGAATTTCCCGAGGATTGGCAGAAAATGACCGTGAACTTTAGAACACATCAAGACTATGTTGACTTTATGTTTGCCATAAATGAAAAGCCTATGCCCAAACTAAAAAACTTGGTGTATGAAGCAGACCGAGACGATGTAGGCTTGATGGGCTTTTTTGGAGAATAAAAATGAATTTACCCGCAGAATCGTTTGATGAATTGCAAAAAGAATGGCGCAATGCATACATGCAATGGTATGCTGGTGGAATGCCATCGTTCAATACATTAAAACTTGAACCAGAAAAACAGTTGACGATTAACTTTAAATCAAAGGCAGATAGAGCTCATTTTGGTGAGACTTTAGGCTACAAATTGACTGATAAAACAAATGTGCTTTGGTATCCTGCTAAAGACCGTGAACGAAATAATATGAATCGTTATATCGAGCAAGAACCAGATGCCATTTATGAGACACGATATCCCATTTATATAATTTCAAAAGGTAGATGGGAAACACGTCACACTAGTCGTGCGCTCGAGCGAATGGGTGTTGATTATTTTATTGCTGTAGAGCCTCAAGAATATGAAAAATACTGTGAGGTCATTGAGCCTCGTAAAGTTTTAAAATTACCTTTCAGCAATCATGGTAAAGGCTCCGGCCCTGCAAGAAATTGGTGCTGGGAGCATTCACAAGCAAATGGCCATAAACGGCATTGGTTGATGGATGATAATATTTCAGAATTTTGGCGAACACATAAAAACAAACGATACCGTGTGGATAAAGGCTCTGCAATATTCAGATCTGCTGAGAATTATGTCGACCGATTTGAAAATGTTGCTCTTGCAGGATTTCAATATAAATTCTTTGTAGTTGATGATGCTGATTACCCGCCATATATTTTAAACACAAGAATCATGTCGTGCTTTCTTATTGATAATGATTGCCCAGAAAAATGGCGTGGCAAATTTAACGAAGATGTTGATTTATCTATCCGTGTACTTAAGCGTGGTTTGAATACCATGCTGTTCTATTCTTATTTGTGTGGTAAATTGAGAACTGGTACCGTTAAAGGTGGTAACACTTCAGAAGTTTATAATAATTACGAAGAAGATGCTTCTCTCCGTAAATCTCAAATGTTAAAAGAAATGCACCCAGATGTCGTGACTCTTGTTGAACGATATGGCCGTACACACCATCATGTTGATCTAGAAGCAATTAAAAATGAGCAAGGGCAACCTGCCAGACAAAATGTGCTCAAGTTGAAAAAAGATGTTGACATTTTAAACAAAGTAGATAATTATGGTATGGTATTGGCTAGAAATTATGAGGAACCTGACCAATATATAGATACTGATTTCAGTCAACCAGATTTTCCTACTGGAAGGAGAGCTATACATGGATATTAAAACCTATCTCGTCACCGGCGGTGCTGGATTTGTTGGAAGTCATTTATGTGAAAGTCTTGCAAGCGAAGGTCATGTTGTAATTTCGTTGGATAATTACTTTACCGGATCGAAAAGCAACCACGTCAAAGGTGTGCAATATATTCGTGGCAATACAACTGCTATAAATGATATGAGAATACCCAAACCAGATATTATCTATCACCTGGGAGAATATTCTAGGGTAGAACAAAGTTTTGAAGATATTGATTTAGTCCATAAATATAATGTTGAAGGGACGTTTCAGGTTTTAGAATTTGCTCGTAAGCATAATGCAAAACTTATTTACTCTGGCTCTTCCACAAAATTTGCAGATCAAACTGACGATTATGTTATGAGCCCATATGCGTGGACAAAAGCAACAAACACCACGTTGGTACAGAATTACGGTAAATGGTTCGGGCTTGACTATGCAATAACTTATTTTTACAATGTTTATGGCCCACGTGAGATTCAAACAGGAAAATATGCAACCTTGATTGCTAAATTTGCAGAGACAATGCGCAAAGGTGATCCTCTTACGGTTGTTTCACCAGGAACACAAAAACGTAACTTTACTCATGTACAAGACATTGTGAGTGGCTTAAAGCTTGTTGGTGATAAAGGTTCCGGTGATGGGTATGGTATCGGGCATGCAGATTCGTACACCATACTAGAAGTTGCCGCAATGTACGGTGGGGTTACAAAAATGTTAGAAGAACGCAGAGGCAATAGAATGTCTGCGCCAGTAATATCAGATAAAACATTAGGTCTTGGCTGGAATACCAAAAAAGATTTAAAAACATATATTAGAGAGATGAACGTATGAAAACAAACGAATTAGCCCAAGCCGTTCAGGCTTCAGCATATGGGCATCCTAATGTGTATCCTAATAGTGAACACATCAAACCACCACAGGAAAAGGAACGTATTCGGATCGTGGAACAAGCAACACGTGCAGAAGTCAAGCTAAATCAACAGCGTGAAATAGAAGATCGAATTGAAGAAATTAATACACTGCGACAACAAGCAGCAATACGATATACTCCTGATGGTAAAAATACCATTAGCCCAGGAGAAACTCAAGGGCAATTTGTTGATATTGAAGCTTGAAAAAGCTTATAAATAATACATTAGATTATGATAAGGTATGTTTATGAAACACTGTATAATTGACTTTGAAACATTTGGAACAAATACACAAAACTGCGTGGTAATTGACTGTTCAGTCATGGTTTTTGACTCAGATAGATTTCTGCAAAAACCGTACACGATTAAATCTATTTCAGAGTGTAAGAAATTTAAACTTTCTGTAACTAATCAAGTAGAAAAATACCAATATAAAATAGAAGAAGATACTCTGGCATTTTGGCAGAAGCAAGGCAAGGAAGTAAGAGCAAAAATTAAACCCTTGCCTACTGACATTACTGTACAGGAATTTGTAGAAGAATTCCTAGAATATTTGACACCCTTTGGCAAAATAGATCGCTGGTGGTCTAGGTCAAACTCATTTGACCCGATTATTCTTTGGAGATTATTTGATGCTGTCGGGCATGGTAATAAAATAAATGAGTATCTTCCTCATTGGAATTTAAGAGATACCAGAACTTTCATTGATGCAAAATTGGATTATCCTAGAAAAAATGGATTTGTTCCTATTGCAGATGAAACTCTTTGGAATAGTGTTTTCATCCATCACGATAGTTCGTGGGACATACTTGCTGATGTCTTGAGAATGCAAGCAATTACTAGAGCCGAAAATGATATGGAGCAAATTTAATAATGAAAATTGAAATTACTACGGAACAACTTAGACCGTATTCTATTATGGTGGGAACGCCGATGTACGGTGGCAATGCTACTGGTATGTACACAAAGGCAACAAATGATCTTTCTATGCTCTGCACAGCCGCAGGCATAAAATTAAAATATTATTTTCTTTTTAATGAAAGTTTAGTACAAAGAGCAAGGAACTATGTAGTTGATGAGTTCCTCAGATCGGATTTTACTCATTTAATGTTTATTGACTCAGACATTAGTTTTGATGCTCGTGATGTACTTGGTATGCTTGGGATTCAAACCCAAAACCCAGAAAAATATGATATTATGACTGCCCCATATCCCAAGAAAACAATTGCCTGGGAAAAGGTAGCAAAGGCTGCGGCCGCTGGTAAGGCAGATGAAAACCCCTTTAATTTGGAACAATATACCTCCGATTTTGTTTTTAACCCGGTAAAGGGAACTGCATCATTTGAATTGGGTGAGCCTCTGGAAATCAGAGAAGGTGGTACTGGATTTATGCTTATTCCTCGGGAAGTTTTTGAAAAATACAAAAAAGCATATCCTGAATTAGCATATAGACCAGATCATGCCCGCACAGAAAACTTTGATGGCACCAGAGACATTCATGCATATTTTGATTGTGTGATTGATCCCGAGTCAAAAAGATATCTTTCAGAAGATTACTTCTTCTGCCGCAAAGCACGGGAGGCAGGGATGTCTGTATGGATGTGCCCATGGATGAAATTAAATCATGTTGGTTCATATGTATTCCGAGGTGACATGGGTGCTATTGGAACCTTAGGTGTATCTGCAACAAGTGATGCTTCTGCTAAAAAATCAACATATACAAATAAATCAAAAAATGTGTTGACAAAACAGAAGAAACGTAATAGAATGAATAAATGAATACTAATCCCACAGGAGAACTTATATAATGAAATTTACTGAACGCACAATTACAATCCTCAAGAGTTTTGCTAATATCAACAAATCAATCTTGTTTCGCCAGGGTAGTGTACTTAAAACAATTACACCCGAAAAAACTTTGATTGCGATTGCAAACATTCCTGACACCATTCCGTCAGATGCTTGTATCTATGATATGTCAAGATTCCTCTCAATTTTATCATTGTATGAAGACCCAGATGTGGAATTCCATGATAAATACTTTATTATCTCCGAAGGTAAACGGCGGACAAAATATGTCTATGCAGACATTTCTATGATCCACACACCACCCGAAAAAGATATTACTATTCCTTCTGCCGATGTAGTGGTAGATGTGAAATGGGATGACCTCCAATCTGTTCTCAAGGCAGCAGGGGTTCTCCAATTTACTGAGGTTGCTTTCGTTGGTACCGAAGGGAAATGCTTCCTCAAGGCCATTGACAGTTCAAACACCGGCGCCGATGATTATGGCATTGAACTCGGTGATACTGTTGATGATTTTAATATTGTCATTAAAACTGACAACCTTAAACTATTGCCCCAAGACTATCGGGTTACGCTTTGCTCAAAAGGTATCTCGGAGTTCAAAGGTGAAAACGTCACTTATTTTGTGGCAATTGATTCAAAGTCGACTTATAAAAAAGGATAATTAAATATGGAAAACCAAATGATGCAACAACAAGAAGTAACTGTTACAATCAATGACATTGCTACTATGGTTCAATTGATTGATGTAGTAACCCGCCGTGGTGGTTTGCAAGGAAACGAGATTGCCAGCGTAGGCATGCTTCGTAACAAGTTGGAGGCATATGTCCAACAAAATTCACCTCAACAGCAACAGCCAGAAGATACTGATGTTGATGTTGCAGGCGCACAACCACAAGGACCCTTGAGTTCAAAGGTTGCTAATTAAGCAATCTTTTAGGGGAGGAGGGTTGACTTCCTCCCCATTTTATTATATAATACTATTCTATATCATGTACAAAGGTGAAAATATATGCTTGACGCAAAACAGAATGAGGTCTTGTGGGTGGAAAAGTATCGTCCACAAAAAATACAAGATACAATCTTACCACAAAAAACAAAAGAAGTTTTTCAAAAGTTTGTTTCTGATTCCTCTATACCAAATTTACTTTTATCTGGCGGTCCAGGCGTTGGCAAAACAACAATTGCTAAAGCAATGCTTGATGAGTTAGACTGTGACTATATTGTCAAAAACGGATCACTCAACGTCAATATTGATACTCTCCGATACGATATATCAACATATGCATCTGCTGTATCCCTAACAGGCGGCCGTAAATATGTTATTTTTGATGAGGCGGATTATCTTAATGCAACCTCGGTTCAACCCGCGCTGAGAAACTTTATTGAGGAATATTCCTCAAACTGTGGTTTTATCTTTACTTGTAACTTTAAAAACCGTATCATTGCACCACTCCGTTCTCGACTTTCAGAAATTGATTTTACCATTGAAACGTCAGAACGTCCATCCCTTGCTATGCAATTTATGAAACGGGTAGAGGCAATTCTTGAAACGGAAAACATAGCATATGACAAGGCTGTAGTTGCAAAAGTAATTCAAAAACATTTTCCTGACTTTCGTCGTGTATTGACTGAATTACAATCATATGCGGCATCTGGTAAAATTGACGAAGGCATCTTTGTTAATATCAAACAGGAATCCATTGATGAACTTTTTCGGTTGCTCAAGGAAAAAGACTTCACGAATATGCGTAAATGGGTTGCAAAAAATTCAGACCAGGATATGAATGAAATGTTCCGACGTGTATATGATGCCGGAACTGACCGTGTTGAATTTAGAACCCTTCCTGGCTTCTGCGTAACACTTGCCGATTATATGTACAAGGCAAACTTTGTTGCTGACCAAGAAGTAAATATGGTTGCATTTCTTACTGAAGTAATGATGGAAGCAGAGTTCAAATGAGCGAATGGATGGGTCGTCTTATCAAAAAACATACCTGCATGAACTGTGAGGTAACCTTGAATAAAGACGAAATATATTCGGTCCATATGGAAACTGCAGAAGGTCCTCATACGGTACAGATGTGTGAGACATGCGCCATGGAATTTAATGATATATTGGAAGCACTTGAGAAAGTACGCTGATTCAGTTTCGGAGTTTAATATGAGTAAAAACGAAATAAGCCCATTTGATTTTATCAAGGCAGCATCGGAAACCAAAAAAGATCTTATCAACGAGAGTGATAACCCGGAGCTTACAGAAAAACAATATAATGCATATATCGTAAATCGTGGATTTACAAATTTTGAGGATACCATACTTCATGCAAATGAAATGAATATGCGACCTAATTTATTCCAAGATGCACAATTCCAATATTATCGTGCAGCATTACGAAAGCGTAAGCGTTGGTCAAAATGGCCTAAAGCAGACAAAAATAATGATCTTGATGCCCTTCAAGAAGTATATTCTTGCAATCGCACAGTAGCAAAAATGTATTTAAAAATGTTATCAACCGACCAATTAAAAGCCATACGAGAGAAATTGAGTATGGGCGGACCTGGTAAATAATAAATAGGTGGATGGTCATGGTGAACATCAGCATGTATGATAACTATAATAATAAAAAGAAGGTGCTGTGAATTATGCAAACTGAAGATATATTTAAAGGAGTCGGTGTTGAAATCAAGCTTCCTACTCCAGATAGCTTTTTGAAGATAAAAGAAACACTCACACGTATTGGAATTTCTTCTCGTAAGGAAAGAAAACTATATCAATCGTGTCATATCCTACATAAACAGGGTAGGTATGCTATTCTTCATTTTAAAGAATTGTTTATACTTGATGGTAAAAATAACACATTTACAGATGAAGATAAAGCAAGAAGAAATACAATAGTAAATTTACTTAGCGAATGGGAACTCATAGAACCTATTGATAATAGCGAACCAGTTGCTCCGCTAAGTCAGATTAAAATAATTTCCTATAAGGAAAAAGACAATTGGGAATTGGCAGTAAAATATAACATTGGGAAGAAATAAAATATTATGTTGAAAATATATTTGGTAAATGAAAAAGCGACTATGCCTTCTTTTGCAACAGAAGGTTCTGCTTGTTTTGATGTTAGAGCTTGTATTAATATGGGCTCTGATGTAATTTCTTACAACACGTGGAATAAGAAAACAAAACTTGTTCCTAAAGTAATATCAGGTAAAACTTCTATTCAAATTACACCTGGTGACAGAGCATTAGTTCCAACTGGTCTTATCTTTGATATTCCAAAGAATAATGTTTTGAAACTATATAACAGATCAAGTACAGGCCTGAAAAAGGGCCTGATACTTCCTAATAGTGTAGGTATTATTGATAGTGACTATGTGGAAGAATCTTTTATTATGATGCAGAACGTATCAGAAAGTTTGGTTGTTATTCAGGATGGGGAAAGGCTTGCACAAGCAATGCTAGAACCTGTAAAAAAATATGCGATGGAACAAATTTTAGACAGACCTGGTCAAAAAACTTCACGTGATGGTGGGTTTGGTTCGACAGGCTCTGTATAAATAAAAATGGAACGCCTTATGGGTTCCTTAATATAATCTTGCTTAATACAAAAGGAGATAGCAAAATGAATACAGTACGTAGGTTCACGGCAGATATGATGCCACAAGACCCTTTCTTTATTGGTTTCGACCGCCTTATCAATCGAATTGATTCGCATAGGCCAAATCAAACCAATAATTATCCACCTTACAACATAGTAAAAGTAGATGAGGATCATTATGCAGTTGAAGTAGCAATTGCTGGATTTTCAGAAGATGAACTTACTATTAAAGTAGAGGATGGGCAATTATACATTGAAGGCGAAAAAGCACAGAATGATGATGACAAGTCACAACCGGACTTCATTCACCGCGGCATTAGCGCACGGTCATTCCGTAGGGTATTTACCCTCACAGATACCATTGTGGTATCAGGTGCGTCTCTTGACAACGGTATCTTGACCGTTGATTTAGAAAACATAATCCCCGAAGAAAAGAAGCCTAGGTTCATCAATATTGGTGAAACTAAATCATCTAAAACCAAAAAGCCTGATCTTTTAAAAGGATAGGTTTACCTTAGTACGAGGGCAGGGGAAGACTATAGTCTTCCCCTTTTTCGTTGCAAATTTTGAATAGCGGGTATTCGGAATTGATAACCATTATTTGTCAGTTTACCTAATAAATAAATTTGTAAAAAGGATTAAACTCGGCGTGGTGTCGGGATCGGATCACACATCATATACATAAGGGGCAAAATATGACACAAGCAATATTAGCGGCCCACGGCTACTCAACAAGGGCAATTGAAACTATCGTTGAAGCACTAAGAGCTTTTAACCAAAACAGAATGGCTCGCAAACTGATTCGTGAAACTGAAAAAGAGCTATCAAAATTATCAGATTATGAATTAGCAGATATTGGACTCTCACGTGGCGAGATCTATTACGTAGCACGTGCAAATGCAAATGAAAATTTAAAAGGATGGGTCTAATGACAGCTTTAGTAGCAAACTATGTCTTCTCACCATTGTCGGGCTTGTGGTCTTCGTTAGATCGCTACACGCAGATGGTTGGATATTCGAGAGCGGCAGCGGAGCTCGCAAGAATGGGGTTTCACGAGGAAGCGAAGAAGTGTATGTTGGAAATCGGGGAATTACAAAATAACCGATAATAGGTATCTTTTTTGTTGACATCCAATATAAAAGATGATAATATAATAATATAACAATTTAAGGAGTGATAATGAATAATTGTAAACCTAGGAGGGGCAAGCCCGAACAGGTTATGGACGGTTTGATGGTAATTGGACTATTTTTAGTTACCATGAGTACCGTTGCTATGTGCATTCATAGCATAACATAAAGTTAAAACACACAACACAGGAGAAGTACATGATACTTTCAAATAAACAATTTATGGACCACAACAAAACATTTTTTGCTGAATTGGTCGATCTAAAAGTAACAGGTTGGAACACCTTTAGTAAAGCAATGAATGCTTACACCTTCAATTTTTATAAAGATGAATTGGAAACCATGAACGACTCAGTTCGTAAATTGGGCGATAACATGAAGGAGTTAACTAAAAATGTCTAATAAAAATCCGTTTGAAATTAGAGCAGAAATGCTTAAATTAGCAAAAGATTATATGGATCAACAATACCATATTAACATGGATTTTTGGCGTCAACAGTTTGAAGCTAATAAAGCATCAACTGAAGAGTGGCAAAAAGCCTGCCAGCCATATACAATCGACGATCTAATGGAGAAGGCAAAGGAAATGTATTCCTTCGTATCCAAAAAAGACTAAAACTGAGGGACCTTCGGGTCCCTTTTTAGTTTACACCACCCGGTAACATTGAAAATGGATAATTGCCATTACCACCAGAACTATTATTCAATAATGTGGTCTGGTTCATAACACTGCCACCTTGGATAACATTATTAACGTTCGGCGCCACTGTCGGCGAATTAACAATCGTAATAGGTGCAGAACCACTTCCCATAGCAACTTTATTTAAAATGCCTTGGGTACCATTAACACTTTTTGACATTGCCTGTCCTTGGTCGTATATCATTGCCAACAACTGACCAGCTGTAGAGTTTCTAGGCACGACAGCTTCGGTTCCATGTAGCATTGCAAGTGTACCAGTTCCAAAATCTCTGAATCCTCCACTTCCAGTATAAAAGCCTTCGATTCCTAAGTCTGCAGGTGACATGCCAGCGGCTAAATCTTTTGCCATGTCTATTTGTCTACGACTGAATCTGACACCACCAAATTGGGCTTTACCAGTCCTACTAAGCGATCTCTGTTGCCCTCTACTAAGTTTGCCACCTGAGCCTAGATAATCTGCTAAGCTATTATATTGAGTACCTTTAACAGTAATGGGAACAGAGGTTATTTGAGCCATCATCTGGGCTTTTGCTTCTGTATCGGGTTCGCCTAGTACAGCTTTTAAAAGATAGAGACTAAATTCGTGCGGTGTGAGCATACCGGCAGCAATTGCACTACCACCGCCAAGTATTAAGGCACCCCACGGGCCGCCAACCGAAAGGCCAAGGGCAGCGCCAATACCACCAGCAATAGTTGATGTAACCAAAGGACCAAAAATTGGCGCAGCCTCTTGCAACTTTTGTTCATGTGTCATATCAGAGTTAAAGATCATGTAGAGTTTGACTATATCTGCTATGGTAAATACAGCACCAAGAACAATAAAACCTCTTACAAGATATTTAAATACTTTTGAGTATTTTGGGTTTAGTGTTTTTTCAAGTTCTTTCAAAGCAGAGTCAACAGAAGCAAAAGTACCTTTATTTGTACGTAAAGATTGGTTACCATTTATGTCAGTTGTAATTTTAAATTGGTCAGGTAACATTTTTGCAGCATCTTGTGCCACATCACTTGCTACCCTCCCTGTGCCCTGTGGAACCACCAAACGTGGCGCACCACCAGTCCCATCCACCTTTGGACCAGTACCTGCGCCGTCAGGCGTAGTCAATTTTGGTGTTCCTGATTTATTAGTAGGAACTTCATCATAGCCTCCTGTTGGTAGTTTTCCACCATCATCGACTTTTGGTGCTTCCATTCCTGACGGCGTA